TTAGTTTTCCTTAAGGTTTTGTTGCATAGAGAGAGGATTTAGCTTAACAGCATCCTCTAAATGGTCCGGTGCAAAGTGCGCATATCGCATTGTCATTTTTATGTCAGTATGGCCGAGTACGCGCTGCAAGACCAAAATATTACCACCATTCATCATAAAGTGGCTGGCGAAGGTATGGCGCAAAACGTGGGTAAGTTGTCCTGCCGGTAATTCGATGCCTGTTCTTTCCAGAGCTGACCGGAACGCGCCATAACAATCACTAAACAGCCGGCTTTTTTTATCATCAGGCAGAGACTCGTAGAGCTCTTTGCTGATTGGGACGGTACGGTTTTTTCTGCCTTCGTGTTGGTGTATGTGATTTTGTATTTCGCGAGCTGGCTTTTTTTCAGACTCTCGGCCTCAGACCACCGTGCGCCAGTGGTGAGACAGATTCTTACCACTGTTTCTAAATCAGGGTGGTCATGCCGTTTACACTCTCCGAGCAGTTGCGAAATTTGGTCGTGAGTTAGCCAGGCCATTTCCATTTCTTCTGTGCGGAATGGGCGCATATTTTTCAGTGGGTTTTCACCCTTCCATTCTCCGAGACGATTTAGCTCATTGAATACCGCCCGGAAGTAGGCCAGCTCAAGATTAAGCGTGCGAGGCGATACCTCTTTCACCCTGTTTGAACGGGCATACTCACCTTTTAACCGTTTTTCTCGGTAGCGGGAAAACATCTGCGCATCGAAATCGCGTGCGAGTGGTTCGCCCATACAATCAAAAGCATGGTGCATGGCTAACTGACGTTTCAAGCCGTCTTTCAGTGTAATGCCATGAGCGCTATACCATGAATCAACCAGCTCTTTTAGCGTGCGCCTGTCTTCCTTTTCTTCCTGCCACGGGTTTTGAACAGTGTACTGCTCAAACGCCAGAGCCTCGCCCTTGGTAGCGAATTTCTTTCTGATACGTTTGCCTTTTGCACCGTTTGGGTAGAGTTCACAAATCCAACCGCCAGCAGGATTTTTACGGACGGTCATCAGTTAACCTCGCTGTATACACCCACCACACGCCCCAACGCTTTAATATCATCAATGCCGCATTCGAAAGGAACCTTCCCGCCTGCAACATATAGTTTTCTGCCCGGTAGTTTTGTTAATTCTCGGATGCTTATTGCTCCCTCAATGTCGACTAGCCATAGGCCGTCAGACAATGATGCTTGCTTGTCCACAAAATAAATTTTCCCCTCGGAACGGATAGCCATCCCATCTGTGAGCGGTTTTGTGAAAAATTGGGCATCAATACTCAGTTGTTTATCGGATTTGAGGATTTCTTCACTTAATGTGAATCCCTCAATCCTTTTGGCGTCGCTCGATTCTGTGTTATTTACAAATGCTTCACCTTCTCCGGTAAGTAACCACCGAAGATTAGCACCTGTTTCAAGGGCGCAGTGAGCCGCAAAGTCATAGGAGATAGCGCCTCGGGTGTACCTGTTTGACAATGAACTGGATGCGATATCGAAGTGGTTAGCTAATTGAATTTTCTGTGAAAATCCGTACGCCTCGCAGATGCGGTCAAGTACATCTACGTTGCTCCATCCTAAAGAATCTATTCTCATTTCGATAAAACCTATTTACTATCTCTCAATTGGGAGATATATTTTGGCTAAACCCACGCAATTGATGGTAAGTGTTGGCAAACAGAGTCAAATCAATTGCAAACTTTGGCTAACAGGGAATCATGCAGTATGGCTTCTGAAATCGCAATCATCAAGGTGCCTGCTCCTATCGTTACTCTGCAACAATTCGCAGAGCTTGAGGGTGTATCCGAACGCACCGCTTACCGCTGGACAACCGGCGACAACCCTTGTGTACCAATCGAACCTCGCACCATCCGTAAAGGCTGCAAGAAAGCAGGTGGCCCGATTCGTATTTATTACGCACGCTGGAAAGAAGAGCAGTTGCGTAAGGCGTTGGGTCATTCCCGTTTTCAACTCGTCATCGGCGCTTAATTCACTTTATGTGAATTGTAAGGATGCAACATGTTTGATTTTCAGGTTTCCAAACATCCCCACTATGACGAAGCGTGCAGGGCTTTTGCGCGGCGTCATAACATGGCGAAGCTGGCCGAGCGTGCGGGTATCAACGTTCAAACGTTACGTAACAAGCTCAACCCGGAACAGCATCACCAGTTCACACCGCCTGAATTGTGGCTACTGACTGACCTGACCGAAGACTCAACCCTCGTTGATGGCTTTCTGGCACAGATTCATTGTCTGCCATGCGTACCGGTTAATGAGCTGGCTAAAGACAAATTGCAGTCTTATGTCATGCGCGCAATGCGTGAACTTGGCGAACTGGCGAGCGGTGCGGTCTCTGATGAGCGCCTGACCTCCGCCCGTAAGCACAATATGATTGAGAGCGTTAATGCTGGCATTCGCATGTTGTCATTGTCGGCGTTGGCGTTACAGGCGCGCTTACAGACCAATCCAGCTATGTCGAGCGTGGTCGATACCATGAGCGGTATTGGCGCATCGTTCGGGCTGATTTGAGGTGCGTATGCTGAAAAGTGAACCATCATTCGCGTCTCTGCTCGTTAAGCAAAGTCCCGGCATGCACTACGGCCACGGCTGGATCGCAGATAAGGACGGCAAGCGCTGGCACCCGAGCCGCTCACAGGCTGATTTACTGGCTGGGCTCTCTAATCAAAAGCAGGGGGGATCATGGCTATCGAAGCTGTTTCCGCGACTGTTCCGCTAAAAACGGGGGAACGTCTAGCCGGTCTCAATCATGTAGCTGAATTGCGTGCGAAATATTGGGGCGATAGCTGGAAAGAGGTTGAGCGTTTTGTCGATGATATGCGCGATAAACGTGACCCACAATTTGAAGAAAATAATCGGGCGCTGGCCGCTATTTTCTTTCTGGCAAAAATCCCTGCGGCTCGTCATGAGCTCGAATTAAGTGAGCTGACTACTGACGAGAAAAAGGCGCTTATTACAGCGATGAATCATTTTCGTGCAGTGGTGAGTTTATTTCCCAAACGGCTAACCATGCCGAATTAATCCAAACAGAAATTTAATGGCGTAAACCCGCCGGGCTTCTTATTGCCCGAAATCAGGAGAATAAATTATGCGTAATATCGTAACCCGTAGTTTTAATACAGATAGCGATGCGCTGGTCGTATTGCTGACCGATGCCAAAAAAGAAGAACGTAAAGACCGCGCGCTCGCTGTTTCCCTCCGCCTTGAGGCACTGGCGATACATATCACCAAAGAGGGGATGAGCGGTATCGAAGCCGCCGAACTGCTGCGCCGTGAAGCCACTCGCTTTGAGAATGAATCACAGGAGCTGCACTAATGGCCGACGCAATGGATTTAGCACAACTGCGCGAGCAGGAAGACCGCGAACGCCACATCAGCAACGCGCGTAGCCGTATCGCTGCACCTTCCCGTTTTCTCTGCGAAGAATGTGACGCACCAATCCCGGAAGCTCGCCGCATTGCGATTCTGGGTGTGGCCTCTTGCGTAACCTGCCAGCAAATTGTCGAACTTAAATTAAAACACTATCGGGGGGCGATATGACTACCCGGCCACTAAGCCAGCTTAAGAAAGCGGCGTGTATTTGGGATAAAGCCCATCAAAGCATTTCGGCGTTTTGGCTGCGTCAGCATGCCACATCCAAACAGGATGAATGTCACCCGAAAGAATCGAAGCTACAAATTTTGAAAAAACTTCGGGAACAGCAAAAAGCTCAGTCGACATCGGTAAATGCTGGGGATTTCCAGAGCGATAAAACTCAACAGTCTGCCGAACACAGCGAGCCGACACATGAATATCTGTCGATAGTTCTTCCCAGGTCTGCCAGTCATCCTGTGGAGATACTGGGGTATCCAAATAACGTCGATTTAAAATTTGTAAGGCGTGCCGAACATGTGTTGACCATTCTTCGCGTGGTTTCCAGCTATGTGGTCAATTCCACTCAATTTTCCGACCTAGCTCACGCCGACCAGCTATTGAAAGAGGTAGCCGGTCTGCTATGTGGCATTGAGTGTCAGCAAGAAAAGCATCGCAAATGCCCAGCATGTCGGATGCGGAAATGATCTTCATTGGTTCTTTCGTAGCTTCGAAAGCCGTCACCTCTGTAATCAAATCAACATAGCGGCTTTGGGTGGGATCTTCTTCAGTGAATAAAGTCATAGACACTCCTGTCTCAGCAAAGGCTACGGGTGAGATTGATTATGCCTTTGTATGGAATTTTCCAAAACAGGCAATAGCAAGCCCATACCTGACTTATGACCAACAACAACGCCGCGATCGTATGTTCGCGGCTTTGCTGCATGCGAGAAAAGTGCTTTCTCTCCAGCCCGAGTGCGTGCGCTTTGACGTTTATCGCACCGCTGCGGTGCTGGAGCAAAATCAGGGCAGTCAACGAGCCAATACCTTTTTAATCAGCTTCTGCAAAAAGGCATTGCCACGTCTTGAGCTGGTCGCAAAAAAATACGAGTGTGCAGGTATCAAAAGCAACGTATCAGCTGCTGTTTTTGGCGGTCATTTTGATACCGAGCTTATGCAATATCTGGCGTCACGCATGGTCAATATGGTTGCCAGATATAACCGTCTCCCTGATATGTCGCGCGCCGATATCGACCTTTTGGCCGCTGATATAGCAAATTTTATTCGAGCTGAACTGGCCGACATTGATGACACCGGATTTAGCGAGCTCAAAACGCTGTACACCTGGTACATGCGAGCCGGTTTCATTTCCCTGCAATTCAACGTTACCCCGCCGCATTGGGAGCGGGTGACAAAGAAATATGTCAGTGAGGATGAAATCGCCCCTGCTATAACACGCATGTTTAATGAGGTTTGGTGGCGTGGTCGCTTGCGACGCACTGCGGCAGCATGGCGCGAACACCTGCAAATTGCAGTCGGCAACGTCAGCAAGAAACGACACGCCTACGCGAGTAAAAACTGCGTGACTGACTGGCGCGAGCAGAAGCGCCGCACGCGTGAATTTCTCAAGGGGCTGGATCTCGAAGACGAAGACGGCAACCGCATCAGCCTGATTGACAAATATGATGGCTCGGTCGCCAACCCAGCGATACGTCGCTGCGAGCTGATGACCCGCATCCGTGGGTTTGAAAATATCTGCAATGAGCTCGGATACGTCGGGGAGTTTTACACCCTGACTGCACCGTCTAAATATCACGCCACGACTAAAGCGGGATACCGTAACAGCAAATGGAACGGTGCCAACCCGTCGGACACGCAGAGCTATCTCACCGGCCTTTGGGCGCGCATTCGCGCCAAGCTGCACCGGGAAGAAATCCGCATTTTTGGCATACGTGTTGCCGAGCCTCATCACGACGGGACGCCGCACTGGCACATGCTTATGTTCATGTTGCCGGAAGACGTCGAGCGCGTGCGCCTCATCATTCGTGATTATGCGTGGGAGGAAGACCGCAACGAACTGAGAAGCGATAAAGCCAAAAAAGCGCGCTTTCATGCCGAGGCCATTGACCCGGAAAAAGGCAGCGCTACTGGCTATGTTGCTAAATACATTTCAAAAAATATCGACGGCTATGCTCTTGATGGTGAAACCGATGACGAAAGCGGTGAGCTGCTGAAAGAGACAGCCCCCGCTGTATCAGCATGGGCGGCGCGCTGGCACATCCGTCAGTTTCAGTTTATCGGCGGTGCGCCGGTGACGGTCTACCGTGAATTGCGTCGTCTCGCCGATACCGAGACCGCGCACGGTCTGAGCGTTGAATTTGCCGCCGTTCATGATGCCGCTGACGCCGGTGACTGGGCTGGTTACGTTAATGCGCAGGGTGGCCCGTTTGTCCGTCGCGATGATTTGCAGGTGCGCACGCTGTATGAACCGCGCGCCGAGTTTAATCAGTATGGCGAGAAAACCGTCTGCATCCGTGGCGTTTACGATTCCGCTGTCGGTGCTGGTACCCCGATTTTAACCCGGCTAACGCAGTGGAAAATTGTGCCGAAGCGTGCCGTTGATTTGGCCGTTGACGTTAAGGGCGCTCCTGCGCCCTCTCGGAGTTCTGTCAATAACTGTACGGGAAGCGAAAGCGATCCACCGATACTGGATTTAACAAAACCGCTTAGTCGGCGTGAAAGGCGAGAGCTGACGAACCGACTCAGGAAGAAAAAAACAGTTTCACAGCGAAAATTTATTCACGGAACTGATGAGCAAGCTACCGCGATAGAGAAGACTATCGGCGAGATACACCTGACGACCGGCATCTGCATCAGCTGGGGCGAAGCTATGCACCTGATGGCCGGTGGCAAAAGCTGCTTTAACGGTAAGTGGTTGCGTGGAACATCAAAAGGCGAAATATTCTCTGCCTCTCCATCACATCAAGAAAAAGCTAGGAAAATCCTTAATCGTGTTGCGTTACTTGCGGGTTCTGACGGGGTAGGGCGTCGCTAATGTTCATCGTTATCATGTACATACAATGTATTGCTGTTTTATTTTTCTTCTCCCCTTTTATCTATCGTGGTACTGTATGTTTATACAGTATCTCGTTGTGGAGGTTATGTGGATAGAGAGTTGAACGAGCACGTTATGATTGAGCGAGTCGAAATGATTGCGCGTCTGACGACGGAAGGTTTTTGTCAGGAAAGAGATCGTGAAATTGCGTTAAATTTGATTGCGGAGATAGCAAGAGGCAACCTAATGAAAAATAATAATTTTTCTGTTGTTTTCGCCGCGCCGCCAATTGATGAATCTTTTGCAAGGGAGAGCAAAGTCAAAGTTAACATCACGTTAGATAATGACCAGCAGATAGGCCAGCCGATTATTGATGCCTTCCAGCGTGAGTTATCAAGGCGGATACAATCTGTTTTTCCGTCAACCTCCATTACTGTCAAAAAGGGTTCTATGACCTGTGTCGAGTTGATGGGGTTCGATAAAGACTCTGATCGAGAAGCGCTGGATAGTATTCTTCAGGAAGTCTGGGAAGATGAGAGCTGGCGTTAACCTTTGAACTCTACACAGGCAGTCTTTATTGAGTAGTTCTGAGACTGCCTGTGAATAATTAATTTTCAATTCCATACTTTTGAGTTAATGTATTGCTTTCCAGCTTCATAAATCCTCATCGAAGAACAGCAAGACGCTTAGGATAAAAATGAAAATAGAAACCAATACCCCTGAATTATACTTAACAAGAATTGACCTGCTAAAAGAGCAATTGGGATCTGTTTCAGGTCCATATATTAAGGAAGAGATAAACAAAAGTCTACTCATGACTGATGTGGCTATTACGGCTTTTGCTGATCTTCAAAGGAGTTTAGCTCTTATTCCTGAGCTTTATAAAACAAAGGATGTTGCGATTCAAGATAGTTTGGCGTCTATCGCTAACGAAATGAAAAAAGTGTGCGATCGTGATTTACATTTGGATTCGGAAATAAGATCTCTGTCATTCAGTTACTTAAATATTAAAGCGTATAACTTGTTTAATTCACAAGATGCCAATATGACAATAATGAATATCATTATGGAGATTGGTGTAATGTGGGTTAATGTATTGAATTATATCTTTAAGGATGAGGACGCTATGCTCACTAGAAAAAAAATAGCATTATTGGCGAAGGTTGTTGGTGGCCAAATTCCTTTCTTAAGTAATGCTATTGAGGTTATATCTTCAGTGGTTGATGCTATATCTATTAATACTAAGGATGCTAGGGCAACTGATTCATATATTAATAATTTGCAGGCATACAATGCCGCTCTTAATTTATATGTTGCTGGCTGTATTTCTTTCAGGTTGGATGCTATGTCGGTCATGAATGATCAAGCATTGTTAACCGATGAGGAAAAGAAATTAGAAATCCAAGAGCATTATAGGAAGGTTATTGAAGGAGAACATTGTTTGTTCTTGAGCAAAAGCTCAATCTAATTTCTTTAAGGAAGCCATGTTGATGTGTCAACATGGCTTCCATCTTTAGGCGCTGTGTTCCCTGTCGAATAAATTCACCTCTTCTGGTGTAATGTCATTATCCATTTCTTTAAATGCATTTAAATCCACAATTTTTGTTTTTTTCAATATTGATAGTATTTTCTGTTTGTTTTGGCTTTTGGTTGAGCCAGGAATCCACTCTACATCCCATAGACCATCAATGGTGAATGTTTTTTTTCCCTTGAGTTCATCATCTATGCGTAGACATAGGGCTGTCTTGTAATTACCTGCCCACTGTGCATGTATCTTCCCTTGAACTCGTTGGAACCAAACATCTAACATTTCAGTATTTGGCTGTTTGCTTAGTTTATGATGGAGTTGTTGTAGTTTGCTAAATTTAAGTTCATCGTCGTCATAAAGGAAACTCAAGAGTTTTGCGAAAATAGCCATTCCTACTGGGTAGGTAGCTGGGTTTTTAGCCATGATACTTGAAATAATTCCAAGCATTGCATCTAGTTGATGCCCGCTGTTTGCGATTTTTTTCTTTCTAAATAATCTTCGTAAGAAATCATTTAAATATCTAACTGTGATTTTGGAGTTTTGATGTTTTAACGAAAATAAATATATTGCATACAGCATTTTTTGCAGGGAGTTGAAAGAACCTTCTCTAATGTACTCTTTCTTTGCTGACTTAAGAGAGTGGAAAATAATGTCGTCATGTAGTTCTGTTTTTCTTGAGTTCAAGTCAAGACCAAACTCACCTAAGACCTCAACTAAACACTTTGAGATATTGTCTAAATCATCTTTGCTGTTTGAAAATATTCGATAATCATCTCTGTACCGAACTACTTTATAATTCATGATATTTAGCTCGTCAGTTTTTTTTCTTAGTTGTAAATCAATTTCGCCTAAGATTAATTCGGCAAAAGTATCCATCAACGTACTACCCAGTGGTATCCCGTTTGTCTGGTTACTCATCATCATCTGGATATGGGTGTCAATCAATCGTCCAGGGTTACTGTTATTTGCTTTCTTCTTGGCCTCTTCTTTTGAGATGAATACCCATTCAAAGCTATGAGTGTAAATGGAGGGGTAGAAGTTTGAAATGTCTGTGCTGAACATAAACTCATAATCAAGAGCCAATGAAAGGCTTTTTTGCTCAAAATCTTCCCACCAGTTTAAAACAGATGCTGCTATGTTTGAGGTGTTCTTTTTGCTGACTGGTGTGCTCGAACATAAGAAAAGCTCATTAGACTCAAATTCTTTAAACTTTTTCTTTATAACTTTCCAGTTGGCAGGGGATGTAATGAGTTTGCAAAAGTACACATAATACAGAGGGTTAATGAGTGTTATGCGTCGCCAGCTATATAAGCCATCTTTGCTGACTAAAACTTCGTAATTTATATTTCTCCCCATTAATGACTTGGGGTCGGGTTGGAAGCTGATTGCACCTTTATCTATTGAGGAATTGATTTCCTCAAGCAAGGGAGAAAAATCGACATAATTAGGAAGCTCCAGTGTCGAGTATGATTCATGCTGTAAAAAATACTTAAGCGCCCTACCAGCAGTTAGTTCATATATCTTTTTCATAATTAGTGATTTCTTCTTAAGTTGCGCACAAATAACCACCTGTTTTTTATCATGATAACTAGGCGAAAGCGAGCGACTCAAAAGGTGCATTACTCTGCATCGAAACGCACACAAGTCTGAGCACAATAACCGCCTGGCGGCATCAGGACTGGCTTGGTCTGATGGTAGTTATGCAACTGCATTAAAACCGACCCGTAAAGCGGGCAGGCGAGGCGGGGATAGCACTGCGCGCCAGGCGTGGTGACAGGATTTATTTTACGCGTCTGTGCGCGTCGTGATGGCGCGCTGCTGGGTGCGGTCGGTGAATGAATGAGGTGCTGGCGTGGTAGCGCCGCGTGTGCGGCGTCTGGCTCGCTCTGAGGGGATGCCGCCCGGAGGCGGCATTCTGGCGGGGGTTACTCAGTTTCGATGTTGTAATCCTTAAAGCGAATCACTTCTAAACCGAGCCATTCATTGATTTCCCTGAAACGCTCCTGCAACGGCGTCAGCTCATTACGCACAAATACCCGCGCCACCTTCTCGATATCGCCCATTGAGCCGATATTCTCAGGCTTGCCGCCCATAAGCTGGAACGGTACGCGGTGCGCATCGAGCAGGTCGGCGGCGCTCACCTTTTTGATGTTGAAAAAATCATCCTTCGTGGCGACTTCACTCAGCGGTACAATCTTGATGCCATCCGGTTTCCCGTTCGGGGCATAGAAAAACAGGTTTTTGAAATTACCGAGCCCTTTCGAGTCACGCATCGCGGAGCGCAGCGCCTCGACGTCGGTGCTGCTCTGCGCCGCGTCGGTGACGTACATGATGTAACCCGCGTGCGCGCCGTTCTGGTAATACTTGCGACGAAACAGCGTGGCTGATTCATTCAGCCAGGCTGAATTAAGCGCGCTCAGGTATTCCGGCATCCCGTAGAGCTCCTGATTGATATCGGGCTCAAGCAGGTGAAACACCGAGCCGGGCGCGAACTGGTGCGGGTGCGTATAGTCCGACACGTACCAGTAAACGCCATCCTCGACACCACGGCGGGTGTATTTTGCCGGGGAGGTTTCCAGTTTAAAGAGCTGGCCGGTCACGCTCATACGCTTCTCAAGATAGCCGTTGGCAAACACCAGATAATCGAGCACAAGTCGGCTGAAATCCTGCCGTGAAAGCAACGGATGCGGGATGTAGGTGCTCGTCAGGATGTTACGCTTCACGTAAATCGGGGAGCTGTGATGCACGGCGGCGCGCAGGCTTTTCGCCAGCCCGGAGAAGTTGACCGGCGGCTCGTACCATTTTCCGTTAGTGATGCACTCGACATAGTCGAGAATGTCGCGGCGATCCAGAACGGGTGACGGCTCGCCAAAGGTGAATGCCTCCATTTTCTGCGGGGCGCTGACGGTCATGCTGGTCTGTTTTGGCTGTTTCTTTTGGCGTTTTTTCATCTTAGTTGATATCCAGAATCGAGGTTGAATGCATACCGCTACCGGCGGAAAGTGGCTCGTTTAACAGGGCGTGCATGGTCGCCCATGCGATATCCGCGTGGCTGGCTTCCTCACTGCGGCTGGCTTCATAGGTGGCACTGCGACCGCTGCTGGTCATGGTTTTGCGGATAGCCATGAATGACTGCGTGATGTCGGTCGCACCGGCGTCATACTCCAGACACCCGCGTCGGATGGTGTCTTTCGCTTTCAGCACCATTGCGGTTTTCATTTCCGGCGTGTAGCGGATGGCGCGCGCCGCCGGGAAGAATGAGCGCACAAGTTGGTAAACACCCTGGCCGATGCCGGTCGCATCGATGCCGATATAGTCGACGGTGTATTTTTCGGTCAGCGCACGGATGGCCTCGGCCTGCGCGGCAAAATCCATGCCTTTCCACTGGTGGCGCTCAAGGATGCGGAACTTGCCACCGGCAATCAGTGGCGGAGCCAGCACCGCACAGCCTGCGCTGTCGCCGGTGTGTGACGGGTCGTAGCCAATCCATACCGGACGCCAGTTAAACGGACGGTCGGCGAATGGTTCGAAGTCCTCCCATTCTTCCATCGCATCGACCATGCAACGCTGGAGCTCCTCGAACGGGAATACCGACGCTTTATCGTCGACGAACTCGCACATAAACAGGTTACGGAAGTCATCCGCGCTGTTTTCCTGTCTGAGCTGGTCGAGGTTAAACAGGGTACAGCCCCCGGCGAGCGCGTCCTCAATGGTGACAATCTGCCGCCACTGGCCGTCCCCGCATAACATGCCCCCGGCAAGCGCCTGATGACTGATATCGATGTCGACACGTTCGTCGCGGTTACTGCGGCCACGGTTAAACAGCTCCCCTGACCAGAACGGGTACGCGCCGTGCGCCAGCGTGGACGGCGTCGAAAAATAGGTGGTGCGCAGGTGTGACTGTGAGGCCATACCGGACGCGACTTTTCGCAGCTTCTGGAAATTGGGTATCCAGAAAATCTCATCGACATAGAGGTCGCCGTTGTGACTCTGCGCGGTATTGGAATTAGTCCCGAGGAAAATCAGCTCTGCGCCGTTGTTACCGATGACAATCGGGTCGCCTGACAGGTCGACGTCGACCAGACGTGCAAAAGCGATGATGTACTTACGGAAAACGTAAGCCTGCGTTTTACTGGCTGACAAAAATATCTGGTTATGGCCGGTCTTAAGGGCGCGCAGGAGCGCTTCGCGCGCAAAGTAGAACGTTGCGCCAATCTGGCGCGATTTGAGGATGTGGCGAATACGGTGCGCGATGCCTGCCTTATGCCAGTTGAGCTGATACTCAAACGACTGGTCAAAGAAAATCTCTTCCAGCTTTTCAATCGCTTCTTCACTGAAGAAATTACGTTTCGGCTTTTTGCGATCCCCTTTGTTGCGGCTGGCAATGTTGGGGTTTAAATCCACCTCGTTTCCGGTCTGGCTGTAGCGGTTCACGCGCGCAAGGCGCTCCATCTGGCGCGACAGAAAATCAGCGACCTTAAAGTCGTGCGGCGTCAGGTCGGGCTTGGCGTAAAGCTGAATGAGGCGCGCCTCTAACGTCGATTCAACGCGGTTAATCGGCGCAGTTTCCTCCCATCCATCACGCTGTTTCCAGCTCTGCACCGTGGGGCGCTTGAGTTGCAGCATGTCGCAGATTTGCGGCACGGCGAACCCCTGCCAGTACAACAGCCGCGCCTGTCGTCGAGGGTCATTTAGTAGTGAAAGGTCAGTTGAAATGGTCATGCTTACCTCGTTTTGATGTTACGAGGCAAGGCTAAGGAAATGACCGTGCTTAATCGCTAAACCCCTGTTGTGTCAGGGGTTGCACTTCCACAACAGGTGGCTGATGAGGGGCTGAGTCGGGAAACTAACCCCGACCCGAAAACCCAACATCAGGACACCTGAACAATGGCAAAGAAAGTTTCTAAATGGTTTCGTATCGGCGTCGAGGGTGACACCTGCGATGGCCGCGTCATCAGCGCTGATGACATTCAGGAAATGGCCGACACGTTCGACCCGCGCGTCTACGGCTGCCGCATAAACCTCGAACATATCAAAAGCCTCATCCCTGACAGCCCATTTAAGCGCTACGGCGATGTGACCGCGCTTAAAGCGGAGATTATCAGCGATGACTCTGCGCTCAATGGCAAAAAGGCGCTGTTTGCCAAAATTGCCCCACTCGATGAGCTGGTCAGCATGGTACGTGCCGGGCAGAAGGTTTACACCTCAATGGAGATCCGCCCGAATTTCTCTAACAGCGGCAAATGCTATCTCATCGGGCTGGCCGTCACTGATGACCCGGCAAGCCTCGGCACCGAATACCTTGAATTCTGTAGCCGCGCCACGCAGAACCCGCTCGCCGGTAAAAAAGACCAGCCGGGCGATCTCTTCTCTGTGGCCTCACTGGCTGAGCTGGAATTTGAAGACGTTCCCGACACCATGCTCAACAGCCTGACCGACAAGGTAAAAGCCATTTTCAGCCGTAAACAGGCCAGCGACGACGCTCGTCTTGCAGATGTGCATGAGGCTGTGACGACCGTTACCGAGCTGGTGCAAACCAACCTCACCGCCACCGACCAGCGCGTCACCGAGCTTGAGACCGAACTGGCGCAGCTCAAGCAGGATGTGACCAGCAAGGCCGAAGAAAGCGCGCAGGCGTTTAACGACCTGAAAAACTCCCTCGATAACACCGAAAGCCAGCGCCAGCCACGCCGCGAGCTTTCAAAAGGTGGTACGGGCGACGAGCTGCTGACCAACTGCTGATAATCCGCCGGGCGCGACGCCCGGCCTGATACCTATTACCCGAACAGGAAAAACCATGCGTAAACAAACCCGCTTTAAATTCAATGCCTACCTGACCCGCGTCGCGGAGCTGAACGACATTTCCACCGATGACGTGGCGAAGAAATTCACCGTCGAGCCGTCGGTCACGCAAACCATGATGGACACCGTGCAGGAATCGTCCTCATTCCTGACGAAAATCAACATCGTGCCGGTCGACGAGCTGAAAGGCGAAAAGGTCGGTGTGGGCGTTAACGGCACAATCGCGAGCACCGCCGATACTGACGGCGATGGCGAGCGTGAAACCGCTGATTTTACTGCGCTGGAGTCCAACAAATACGAGTGCGCGCAGATTAACTTTGACTTCCATATCCGCTATAAGCAGCTCGACCTGTGGGCGCGATTCCAGGACTTCCAGACCCGTATCCGTAACGCCATTATCAAGCGTCAGGCGCTCGATTTCATCATGGCCGGTTTCAACGGCATTGAGCGTGCCGCAAAATCCGACCGCAAAAAAAATCCGATGCTTCAGGATGTGGCGGTGGGCTGGTTGCAGAAGTACCGCAATGAAGCGCCAGCGCGCGTGATGTCAAAAATCACCGATGAGGACGGCGCGGTCATTTCCGATGTGATCCGCGTGGGTAAAAACGGCGACTATGCGAACCTCGACGCGCTGGTCATGGATGCCACCGGCAACCTGATTGATGAGATTTATCAGGATGACCCGGAGCTGGTTGTCATCACCGGTCGCAAGCTGATGGCGGATAAATACTTCCCTATCGTCAATAAAGAGCAGGAAAACAGCGAGTCGCTGGCTGCTGACATCATCATCAGCCAGAAGCGAATCGGCAACCTGCCAGCCGTGCGCGTGCCTTACTTCCCGGCGAATGCCCTGATGGTGACGCGTCTCGATAACCTGTCTATCTACTTCATGGATGACGCGCATCGCCGCAGCATCATCGAAAACCCGAAGAAAGACCGCATCGAAAACTACGAGTCAATGAATACCGACTACGTGGTCGAGGCATACGCTGCCGGTTGCCTGATTGAAAATATCAAGCTCGGTGACTTCACCGCACCTGCTGCACCGGAAAGCGGAGAGTAAGCCATGACGAGTCCCGCAGCGCGTCACATGATGCGGGTCTCGGCCTCTGAAACAGCGCGGCGGGCTGCTGTCCCGCTGCGCAATGCAACTGCCTATGAGCAGATGCTCGTTAAGCTGGCCGCAGACAACCGCACGCTAAAACAAATCCGATCCAATGAGCGCAAGGCAGATAAAAAGCGTGAACTGCTGCCGTTCTATCTGCCGTGGGTGGCTGGCGTCCTCGAAAGTGGTAAAGGGGCGCAGGATGACATCGTCATGACGGTCATGCTGTGGCGTCTCGATGCTGACGATATCGCCGGGGCGCTGGAAATTGCCCGTTACGCCATGACCTATGGCCTGACCATGCCGACCGGTCGACGTCCGACGCCTTACCTGCTGGCCGAAGAGGTGGCACTGGCCGCGCAGCGCCTGCTCGCTGCAAAACAGCCGGTCGAACTGGCGAACCTGCTCGACACCATTGCGCTGACTGAACGCGCTGACATGCCAGATATCGTGCGCGCGAAGCTGCACAAAATCACCGGCTATGTCCTGCGTGATGCGAATCAACTGCCCGAGGCGCTGGCGCACCTGCAACGTGCGATCCAGTTAGAACGCACAATCGGTGTGAAAAAGGATATCGAGCAGTTAGAGCGCCAGCTCAGGCCAAAACCCGAACCGGCACCGAAAACCAAAACGACTAAACCGCGCACGCGCAAACCTGCCGCCAAACCGGCGGCACGGCGCGGGCGTCCACCAAAGGCGGCAAAAGCCGCAGGTTAACCGAGCGCTCCCCGAGCCGGGCGGCACGCCGGTCAATGCGGGTATCAATTGCCCTGACTGCGACCGGCGTCCACCGCCCACCTATTACCCGAGGTTGTCATGACGACGCTGATTATTGAGCAAAACAAAGAGCCGCAGGATGTGCCGGGCGTGGTAATACCGCCGCCGGGCGTGAGCGAGCCGGTAATCAAAAACACCCCGTTTTTTCCTGATGTTGACCCGAAGCGCGTGCGTGACGAAATGCGTTTAGAGCAGACCGTTTCCCCTGTGCGCCTGCGCCGGGCAATTAAGACCGCCATCGCAGAGACGAACGCGGAGCTGGGCGAATGGCGCGAGCGTCAGCTCGGTGCCGGTTACGCTACGCTGGCGGATGTCCCGACCGACAGGCTCGATGGCGAAAGTGTGCGCGTATTCCATTACTTCAACGCCGTGTGTGCCATGACGACCGCCACGCTTTACGAGCGTTTTCGCGGCGTGGATGCGACCGCCAGAGGTGACAAAAAGGCCGACAGCATCGACAGCACTATCGATGAAATGTGGCGGGATATGCGCTGGTCTGTGGCGCGCATCCAGGACAAAGCGCGCTGCATTGTGGGGCAAATCTGATGAAAGCGTATGCGCTACAGGGCGACACCCTCGACGCGATTTGTGTGCGGTACTACGGGCGCACCGAGGGTGTGGTCGAAACCGTCTTAGAAGCGAATCCCGGTCTGTCTGAGCTCGGCGTCATCCTGCCGCACGGCACGGCAATTGAACTGCCCGAGACCGACAGCGCGGCCAGAACCGAAACGGTGAATCTATGGGACTGAGTATGGAGAAAATCACCACGTTTATCGCCTACTGGCTGGCCGTCGCGCTGGCGTACCTCGGCGCAATGTCGCCCGAAAAGATGGCGCTTTACGTGGGTGGCGGATGCGCCATTTTTACCGCGCTGACGAACTACTGGTTTAAGCGCAAAACGTACCTCTATCTGACGTCACTCGGACTCGACAAGGGGGCTATTCGTGAAATCAATCGTTAAACGTTGCAGTGTGGCCGCAGTGCTGGCGCTGGCGGCGCTGATGCCTGACTTTCGTCTGCTTAACACCTCGCCCGAGGGGCTGGCGCTGATTGCCGACCTCGAAGGTTGTCGCCTGACGCCTTACCAGTGCAGCGCGGGAGTGTGGACGTCAGGCATCGGCCACACTGCCGGGGTCGTCCCGAAAGGGGAAATCACAGAACGTCAGGCTGCGGAAAACCTCGTCGCGGATGTGATGAACGTCGAGAAGCGTCTCGCAGTCTGCGTGCCGGTAGAAATGTCGCAGCACATTTACGACGCGCTGGTCAGCTTCTCATTCAACGTGGGAACCGGCGCGGCCTGCCGGTCGACGCTGGTCTCGTATATCAAGCGACACCAATGGTGGCAGGCGTGCGATCAGCTTACCCGCTGGGTTTATGTGAATGGCTCAATCAATAAAGGGCTGGAAAATCGCCGCGCGCGTGAGCGTGCTTATTGTCTGAAAGGAGTTTCTCAATGAAAAAGTTTTTACGTTCACTGATTTTAGATGTCCTGCTGGCTGTATTCCTGCTGTGGGGGCTGGCTTCCCCGCAAAGTGCAGCACTTAATTTTGTTGCAGCGTGGGCGCTGTTTGGCTGTGTTGTCTGTATTGCGGCGAGTCTCGCCGGTGTGGCTGTTTTTGACCACTGGCTACGAAATGCGGGGAAAGGTATTACGGTAAAACCCGAGACTATGAAAATCTTCCGCGCTGTTTTCTGTAACAAGCCCTCAAAGGCGCGTCGCGCATGGTCTCTTATTATTTTTGTCGTAACCACAGGGTGTCTGCTCGGTGCTGGCTGGATCTTTACCGCGCTGCTTTACCTGATTTGCGTCCTGACCTTTACGGGGGTGCGCACCTCATACCGTCAGCGCATTGAGGAGGCGGGGCTGTGTCCAGATTCATTGTGATGTTGATTGCCGCAGGTCTGGCGCTGGCGGCTGTGCTCTGGTTAAGGCATGAGAATGGTAATCTACGGCGCTCTTTTGACCGGGCAAATAAGGTCGCGACCGAACAGAAAAACGTGATCGGGATGCTGAAAAATCAGCTTTCCGTTTCGCAGGGAATCGCCAGGCGAAATGAAACCGCACAGGTCAGTTTACGTGGTGAGCTGATTGCTGCCGGTGCGATGGCCGTGCGCCGGGAAGAAACCATTACGAGGCTGATGAATGAAAATGAAACGTTACGCCGCTGGTACAGCGCTGAGCTGCCTGATGTTGTGCGCAGGATGCACACCCGCGCCGGTTGCGCCTCCGCCGGTCATTGTTTACAGCGCCTGCCCGAAAGTGAGCTGGTGCCCGATGCCGGGAGGCGACCCGGCCACTAATGGCGACCTGAGTGCAGATATCCGCAGGCTTGAGCACGCGCTCGCCGCCTGCGCGTTACAGATTGAAACCGTCAAAGCCTGTCAGGATAAACTCGATGAAGAAAGCAATCAGCCTGCGAAAAGCGCTAACTGACGCCATCCCGCAGCTTAAAACCAACCCCGAGATGATGCGCATTTTTGCCGACGAGGGGAATATCGATGCACGGCTCGCGGCCTCCCTGTCCCACGAGAAAATTTACACCCTGAATGTGATCGTGTGCGATTTCGTAGGTGACCCTGATTTGATTTTCGTGCCGGTAGCCGCGTGGCTCAGGGAAAACCAGCCGGATATCTGCACGCTCGATGAGGGGCATAAAAAGGGCTACCGCTTCCAGATGGATTTAAACGACGGTGATACGGTTGATATCAGCATTAGCCTCCAGCTCACCGAGCGCACCATCATCAGGGAGGAAAACGGCGTGCTGCATGTGAGCTATGCCCCGGAGCCGCCACCGCCTGAACCCGTCACGCGTCCAAAAGAGCTCTATATCAACGGCGAACTGGTGAGTAAATGGGATGAGTGAATTTAAGCCCTTTGATAACCAGCTCGCCGGGCTGCTTGCTGCCCTGTCACCCGCAGAGCGCCGGAAGCTTGCCGGTGAGATTGCGAAGCAACTCAGAACGGCGCAACAGCAACGTATCAAACAGCAAAAAGCCCCGGATGGCTCACCGTATCAGGCGCGAAAGCGCCAGCCGCTGAGAGCCAAAAAAGGTCGAATTAAACGGGCAATGTTTCAGAAGCTCCGCACTAACCGGTACATGAAAGCCAGTGGCCGTGAAAACGGTGCTGTGGTGGAATTTACCGGAAAAGTGCAGCGTATCGCGCGTGTCCATCAGTACGGCCTCAAAGACCGGCCAAACGCGCACGCTCAGGATGTGCAGTACGCAGAGCGCCAGCTACTCGGATTTAGCCAGGCGGATAAACAGCTCGTCGAAACGCTGACTATCAAACATCTTAGCCGCTGATTGTTGTCCCATCCCTCATAAAACCCGCCTTAATTGCCGCTGGCCTTGCCCGGCGGCATCCTTCCCGTATGAATAATTTAAATTCTCTACAGGAAATCGCTCGCGCGATCCGCAACCTCATCCGCACCGGCATCGTGACCGACGTCGACCTCGACGAGGGGCTGTGTCGTGTCCAGACCGGCGGCATGAAAACCACCTGGCTTAACTGGCTCACCTGTCGCGCCGGTCGCTCTCGCGTGTGGTGGGCTCCATCCGTTGGCGAGCAGGTGCTACTGCTGGCCATCGGCGGTGAGCTCGATACGGCCTTTGTGCTGCCGGGCATTTTCTCAGATGACAATCCCGCGCCATCAGCCTCACCCGATGCGCTTCACGTTACCTTCCCTGATGGCGCGGTCATTGAGTACGAACCCGAAAACAGTGCGCTCACCGTGTCAGGTATCAAAACCGCCAACGTCACCGCGTCGGATTCCATCACGGCCACCGTGCCGGTGGTGCTGGTGAAAGCCTCGACCCGTATCACGCTTGATACGCCCGAGGTTGTATGCACGAACAAGCTGACGACCGGCACGCTCGAAGTGAAAAACGGCGGGACGATGTCCGGGAACATCGAGCACACCGGCGGGTCACTGTCGTCAAATGGCAAAGTGCTGCACCTCCATAAACACCCGGGCGACAGTGGCGGGACAACGGGGGCACCGATATGACAGTGCGTTATCTGGGAATGAACAGCCAGACCGGCCTCAGTGTCACTGAGGTTGAGCATATCAGGCAAAGCGTGCGCGACATTCTCGTCACGCCGGTTGGCTCGCGTGTCATGCGCCGTGAATACGGCTCGCTACTGTCGGCACTGATTGACCAGCCGCAGACACCGGCACTGCGATTGCAGATTATGGCCGCGTGCTATTCCGCGATCCAGAAGTGGGAGCCGCGCGTCAGTCTGACCACCATCACTTTTGAGCGGTCGGAGACCGACGGCGGGCTGTATGTCGATATCACCGGCACGCGATCGGCTAACGGCCAGCCCTTTTCCCTCACCATTCCACTGAGTTAAACGCTATGGCAATTGTTGACCTTAACCAGCTCGCCGCGCCTGATGTCGTGGAAGTGCTGGACTATGAGACCATCCTCGCAGAGCGCAAGGCGACGCTCGTCTCGTTATACCCGGAGGAACAACAGGAGGCAGTCGCGCGCACGCTGACCCTCGAATCAGAGCCGATTGTTAAGCTGCTGGAGGAAAACGCCTATCGGGAAGTTATCTGGCGACAGCGCGTCAACGAGGCCGCGCGTGCGGTCATGCTGGCGTATGCAGAAGATGCCGACCTTAACCAGATAGGCGGAAATTATAACGTCGAGCGCCTCGTCATCACCCCGGCAGACGACACGACGTTTCCGCCCACGCCAGCCTTAATGGAGTCGAATACCGACTACCGTCTGCGCATCCAACAGGCTTTTGAGGGACTGAGCACCGCAGGCTCAACCGGTGCATATCAGTTTCATGGCCGCAGCGCCGACGGGCGTGTCGCGGATATTTCCGTCATCAGTCCTCAGCCTGCGTGTGTAACCGTGTCCGTGCTGTCGCGTGAAAATAACGGCGTGGCCTCTGACGAGCTGCTCGCCATCGTGCGCGATGCGCTGAACGACGAGGACGTCAGGCCGGTGGCCGACCGCGTGACCGTGCAGTCAGCGAAAATCGTCGACTACAAAATCACCGCATCGCTTTACCTTTATCCCGGCCCCGAAAGTGAGCCGGTGCTCAGTGCGGCAAAAGCAAAGTTACAGGCGTATATCACCGCGCAGCACCGGCTCGGGCGTGACATCCGTAAATCAGCCATCTATGCGGCGCTCCACGTCGAGGGTGTGCAGCGTGTCGAGCTGGCCGCGCCGGTGGCTGACATCGTTCTCGATGACACGCAGGCGTCATGGTGCAGCGAGTACAGCGTCACCATAGGGGGCAATGATGAATGACACCCGACTGTTGCCGGTGGGCTCCTCGCCGCTTGAGGTGGCGGCGGCGCGCGCCTGCGCTGAAATCGAGAATACCCCTGTCCCCCTGCGCCGACTCTGGAGCCCGGACGACTGCCCGGCAAACCTCCTGCCGTGGCTGGCGTGGGCGTTTTCCGTTGACCGGTGGGATGAGAACTGGCCGGAGGCCACTAAACGGGATGTGATCCGCAATGCCTGGTATATCCACGCACACAAAGGAACGATTGGGGCAGTGCGCCGCGTGGTGGAGCCGCTCGGCTACCTGATAAACGTGTCTGAGTGGTGGCAGACAAACGACCCGCCCGGCACGTTTCGCCTCGATATCGGTGTGCTGGAGACCGGCATCACCGAGGAAATGTATTACGAAATGGAGCGGCTTATCGCTGATGCAAAGCCAGCCAGCCGCCATCTTATCGGCCTCAATATTATTCAGGACATTCCCGGCTATCTGTACACCGGCGCCCTGAGCTATGACGGCGACATCATCACGGTTTACCCCGGATAAGTGAGAGCACAATGACAGTGAAATATAAAACGGTCATCACCAAAGCCGGTGCCGAAAAACTCGCGGCAGCGACCGTCCCGAACGGGAAAAAAGTCAATTTTACGGCGATGGCCGTCGGTGACGGTGGCGGTACGCTGCCGGTGCCAGACCCGAACCAGACAAAGCTGGTCAAAGAGGTCTGGCGTCATGCGCTGAACAAAATCAGCCAGGACAGGAAAAATAAAAATTATGTCGTGGCGGAGCTGCTCATCCCACCTGAGACCGGCGGTTTCTGGATGCGCGAGCTCGGCCTCTATGACGATACCGGCACGCTGATTGCGGTCGGTAATATGGCCGAAAGCTACAAGCCAGCACTGGCGGAGGGCTCAGGCCGTGCGCAGACCGTACGCATGGTTATCATGGTGAGCGACATTGAGTCAGTCGAGCTGACCATTGACACCTCAACGGTGATGGCAACGCAGGACTACGTCGACGACAAGCTCGCTGAGCATGAGAAGTCCCGCCGCCATCCTGACGCCACGCTCACCGCTAAGGGGTTCACTCAGTTAAGCAGTGCGACCGACAGCGCGTCTGAGAGCGTCGCAGCGACGCCTAAAGCAGTTAAGGCGGCGTATGACCTTGCGAAAGGGAAATATACGGCTCAGGACGCCACCACGGCGCAAAAGGGTATCGTCCAGCTCAGTAGCGCGACCGACAGCACGTCTGAGAGCGTCGCAGCGACGCCGAAAGCGGTTAAGGTGGCGTATGACCTTGCGAAAGGGAAATACACGGCTCAGGACGCCACCACGGCGCAAAAGGGTATCGTCCAGCTCAGCAGCGCAACCGACAGCACGTCTGAGGCGCTGGCGGCAACACCGAAAGCCGTCAAGGCCGCGAATGACAACGCTAACGGGCGCGTACCGTCAGGGCGTAAGGTAAACGGCAGGGCGCTGTCTTCCGATATCAACATTACGGCGCAGGATATTTTCAACGGGCAGGCCGTGGCAATTGGCAACGCTATGGACTTGAATGCCTACACCACGGCGGGATTGTATTTCCAGCCAGCGAACGCGCAGGCTCAAACCGGCAGGAACTATCCAGAAGCTAACGCCGGTTCGCTGGAAGTTTATAAGCATGCCGGTATCACGCAGATTTACCGGATTTATAACAGCTCCCGCTCGTACATTCGCACGCTTTACAGCGGGACGTGGTCAGCCTGGGTTAAACAGTATGATGGGGCCAATAAACCCTCCCCGGCTGATATTAATGCCGTGAATAAGGGCGGCGATACAATGGCCGGGGGGCTTAAGATTCGCGCTGCTGATGCGTTGCGCATTTACGATGCGGCATACGGAATGATTTTTCGCCGTTCAGAAAATAATTTTTACCTGATTCCGACAGCAAAAGACCAAGGGGAAAATGGCGGCATAAGTTCACTGCGTCCATTTTATGCAGATCTCACTAATGGCAGAGTGACGCTGGGTAATGGTGCTGTCGTTAACGGCGGTCTTGGTCTGGGTGTGATCAGCGGCCTTGGGGGGAACTCTATTGCTCTGGGGGATAATGACACCGGTTTCAAACAGAACGGAGATGGTGTGCTGGATGTTTATGCCAACAGCAAGCAAGTAATGCGATTCCTGAACAGTGGCATAACGAGTTATATGCTCTTCAACATGAATGCAGGCGCATCAGTAAGCAGCACTCTCACCTTTAAAAACGGTAGTGGCATCACATCTGAGAAAACTGGCGCCAACCCCCGAAACGGCCGAATTTACTGGGGCGGTGATGCGAGTCGCGGCAACAGGATAGAATTTGCAGATGATGCCGGCTGGAAAGCTTACATTGAGCGTCATCCCTCAAATGGTGTTCAGTTGGTCGTAAATGGGCGAATCAATGGAAGTATTGTTTATTCCAGTGGTGAAGTACTGGCAGGAGGAGGGAGCGCTCGCTTTGCTGCTGATGGAAATATATTTGGCTCAAAATGGGGCAATCAATGGCTTGATGCCTATTTAAAAAATACCTATCAGCCAAAGGGCAATTATACCCCGGCAGGTCAGGCCTATACCAAAGCAGAATCGGAAGCGCGCTACGGGGGCGGTAAAACGACGACAGGTAATAACAGTGCTTACTACACGCACGGTAACGGTGCTGTGTTTATGCAGTCTGTGAGAAATATTTCAGTCGGCAATAATGCCACTGTGACCGTGACGCTGCCTACGTCGTTCCCTAATGGAATCCTCGGTATCGGTTCGAGTTATTACGGTGCAGGGGGTAATAACTCAGCATCATTTTATCTCTGTTCGCCTGTCGGGAAAAATCAGGTGAAAATTCAAACCCATAACTGCAACGGAACATTTTATTTAAACGTAACGGGTTACTGATATGCAGAAATATTTCAGCAATACAGATAAAAGCTTTTACCTTGAGGAAACTGTCAAAACCTATGAAGAACAAGGTATTCCCGTTCCGTCAGACCTGATGACAATAACCGATGCTGAATATGAAGCCTTTATGGTTTCACCTGACCGGAAAGCGCCTCAGTACAATGTTGAATCAGAATGCATGGAATGGGTCGACATCGAACCGCCTACACGCGAGGAAGCTATCGAAAATGCTGAGGCATTAAAGGCGCAGCTCCTGTCTGTTGCAGCTCAGGCCATAGCACCATTGCAGGATGCGGTCGATTTGTCGATGGCGACAGAAGAGGAAATGGCGAGCCTGTCGGCGTGGAAGAAATACCGGGTTTTACTTAACCGGGTTGATACCAGTGAGCCTGACGAAATTGAATGGCCTGAATCGCCGTTAACAGAGTAATAAAAAACCCGCGTTAAGCGGGTTTAATCATAGGGGCATTCTTCATAGTCTTTTTCTGTTTCATCACCGACAAACAGTCTGAGCCAGCAAAAGCCAAAGAGCCACCATGCAGCCAGACAACCAATAATCCAGAGTAAAATCGTCATTATCGCTTCCTCGTTAATGGCGAAACGATATCGACAATACCCATTCATTGATAATGGTTATCAGCGATCAATTAACCGTGATTGATCGCTGATAACGATCAATAACCCTTCCCGCCCCCCTCAACCGGTCACTGCGCGTTGTGCTGTCACTCCCCCAACGGCCTTTCGTTTCTAACACCTCACACACAACAGAAAATAGTTGCACCCCTTAACCACGGAGTTAAACGGATGAGCGACTATCATCACGGCGTCGAGGTCATCGAGATTAACGATGGCACGCGCACCATTTCCACCGTTTCGACGGCCATCATCGGCATGGTCTGCACCGCCAGCGATGCTGACGATTCAACATTCCCGCTAAATGAGCCGGTGCTGATTACCAGCGTGCAGAACGCTATCGGTAAAGCCGGTAAGCTCGGCACCCTGTCAAAATCCCTGCAAGCCATTGCCGACCAGTGCAAGCCGGTCGTTGTGGTTGTGCGCGTTGCCGAAGGTATTGAAGACCCGGACGACCCGGAAGCAGCGCAGAAAGAAACCATTTCAAACATCATCGGCACGACCGACGAAAACGGCAAATACACCGGGCTTAAAGCGCTGTTGACCGCCAAAACCGTCACTGGCGTCAAGCCGCGCATTCTCGGCGTGCCGGGGCTGGATTCTCTGGAAGTGGCGACCGCGCTCGCGGCGACCTGTCAGAGCCTGCGCGCGTTTGGCTATATCAGCGCGTGGGGCTGCAAGACCATTTCCGAAGCCATCGCCTACCGTGAGAATTTCAGCCAGCGCGAGCTGACGGTCATTCACCCTGATTTTCTGGCGTGGGACACCACGGCGAATCAGACCGATATTGCATGGGCGACCGCCCGCGCGCTCGGCCTGCGTGCCAAAATCGACCAGGAGACGGGCTGGCACAAAACGCTGTCAAACGTCGGCGTGAATGGCGTCACCGGCGTCAGTGCCTCGGTCTCGTGGGATTTGCAGGAGAAGGCCACCGACGCGAACCTGTTAAATCAGGCCGGTGTCACCACGCTTATTCGTAACGACGGCTTTAAATTCTGGGGCAACCGTACCTGCTCAGATGACCCGCTTTTCCTGTTTGAGAACTACACCCGCACGGCGCAGGTGCTGGCCGACACGATGGCGGAGGCGCACGCCTGGGCGATTGATAAACCCGTCACTGCAACGCTTATCCGCGACATCGTCGCCGGTATCAATGCGAAATTCCGCGAGCTGAAAAACAACGGCTATATCGTTGACGGCTCCTGCTGGTACGACCCGGAATCAAACAGCGTGGAAACGCTCAAGGTGGGGAAACTGTATATCGATTACGACTACACCCCCGTCCCGCCGCTGGAAAACCTGACCCTGCGCCAGCGCATCACTGATACCTATCTGGCGAACCTGTCAGAGTCGGTCAACAGCTAAGGAGCTCTGAGCATGGCATTACCACGCAAACTGAAATACCTGAACATGTTCAACGATGGCCTGAGCTACATGGGCGTTGTTGAATCCGTCACCCTGCCAAAGCTGACCCGTAAGCTTGAGAAATACCGCGGCGGCGGGATGCCGGGCTCGGTGTCGATTGACCTCGGTCTCGATGACGATGCGCTGTCGTGCGAGTGGACGCTCGGCGGTCTGCCTGACGTCGAGCTGTGGGCGCAGTACGCCTCACCGGGCGCGGACAGCGTACCGTTACGCTTTACCGGCTCATACCAGCGCGATGACACCGGCGCGATTTCTGCCGTTGAGGTGGTCATGCGTGGCCGTCACAAGGAGTACGACGGCGGCGAAAACAAACAGGGCGAAAGCGGCACGACCAAAATCTCGACCGAATGCGCATACTACCAGCTCACGATTGACGGCAGGGAGGTCATCGAGATTGACGTCATCAACATGGTGCTGAAAGTCGACGGCGTCGACCGTCTGGCAGAGCATCGCAAGGCCATTGGCCTGTAACCCTCTTAACCGGTCAGTCAGGCTGGCCGGTCACTTAACTTTGACGAGAGCAACATCATGGAAAACAACATCGAAACCGGCGTTACAGAAATTGAAGTCACCGAAACCAAAAAGCCACACGTCGTGATCCTCGATAACCCCCTCATGCGCGGTGAGCAAAAAATCGGAGAGGTGACGGTTTCAAAACCTAACGCGGGAACCCTGCGCGGGGTGTCGCTGGCCTCGCTGGCAAACTCTGACGTTGACGCGCTGATTAAGGTGCTGCCGCGTATGACCTACCCGGCACTCACCGAGCATGAGATTGCCCGTCTTGATGCCTCAGACCTGATGCAGTTCGCCGCTGAGGTGATTGGTTTTTTGTCGCCATCTTCGGCTCGCTGACGTTCCCCGCAAAACTTTCGGTCGATGACCTGATGGCGGATATTGCGGTGATTTTTCACTGGCCGCCATCAGAGCTGTATTCCCTTAGCGTGACCGAGCTCCTCACATGGCGCGACAAGGCGCTACAGCGATGCGGAAACCACTATGAGCAATAACGTCAGGATCGAGGTGCTGCTTAACGCAGTAGACCGGGCAAGCCGACCGCTAAAAGCTATCCAGAACGCCAGCAAATCCCTCGCTGGCGATATCCGCAACTCACAGACGACCCTGCGCGACCTTAACGCGCAGGCGTCCCGAATTGACGGATTCAGGAAAGCGAGCGCACAGCTTGCCGTGACCGGTCAGTCGCTTAACAAAGCGAAACAGGAGGCCGCAGCGCTGGCCGTCCAGTTTAAAAACACGGAAAACCCCACCAAAGCGCAGGCGTGCGCGATGGAGGCGGCAAAAAAATCCGCTGCTGACCTGCAACTCAAATATAACGGGCTCAGGCAGTCGGTACAGCGCCAGCGCACCGAGCTTGCTCAGGCCGGGATTAATACCCGAACGCTGTCAGCTGACGAGCGTCGCCTTAAAACCAGCATCAGTGAGACTACTGCGCAGCTTTACCGGCAACGTGAGGCGCTGGCGCGGGTCAGCCAGCAACAGGCAAAGCTGAGCCGGGTTAAAGAGCGGTATCAGACCGGTAAATCCCTCGCGGGTAGTGCGGCGGCGGCTGGTGCTGCCGGTGTCGGAATTGCCACGGCTGGCACCATGGCCGGTGTAAAACTGCTGATGCCTGGCTATTCGTTTGCACAGAAAAACTCTGAGCTGCAAGCCGTGCTCCGGGTAGACAAACAGTCGCCCGAAATGGAGGCGTTACGCAAACAGGCCAGACAGCTCGGAGACAATACCGCCGCATCTGCGGACGATGCAGCGAGTGCACAAATCATCATCGCCAAAAGTGGCGGGGATGCTGATGCCATTCAGGCGGCGACGCCGGTCACGCTGAATATGGCGCTGTCGAATCAGCGCTCAATGGAGGAAAACGCCGCCCTGCTGACAGGGATGAAATCTGCGTTTCAGCTTTCCAACGACCAGATCGCGCACATTGGCGACGTGCTGTCGATGACGATGAACAAAACCGCCGCCGACTTTGACGGGCTGAGTGATGCGCTGACCTATGCCGCGCCGGTGGCGAAAAATGCCGGGGTCAGTATCGAGCAAACCGCCGCGATGGTCGGTGCGTTGCACGATGCCAAAATTACCGGCTCGATGGCGGGAACGGGTAGCCGTGCAATCCTGAGCCGCCTACAGGCGCCGACCGGTAAAGCCTTTGAGGCTATCAAAGAGCTCGGCGTTAAGACTTCTGATGCCAGAGGAAACACGCGCCCGATATTTTCCATCCTGAAGGAAATGCAGCGCAGTTTTGAGAAAAACAATCTCGGTACCAGCCAGCGCGGCGAGTACATGAAAACCATCTTCGGTGAAGAGGCCAGCTCGGCGGCAGCGGTGCTGATGACCGCAGCGTCAACCGGCAAGCTCGACAAACTCACCGCAGCGTTTAAAGCCTCGGACGGTAAAACCGAGGAGCTGGTCAAAATCATGCAGGACAATCTCGGCGGCGACTTTAAAGAGTTTCAGTCTGCTTATGAGTCCGTGGGAACTGACCTGTTTGACCAGCAAAACGACGCTCTGCGCAAACTGACGCAGACGGCCACGCGATATGTTTTGAAACTCGATGGCTGGATCACCCGCAATAAATCACTGGCGACCACTATCGGTGTTGTAGCCGGTGGCGCACTGGCGCTGATTGGTGTGATTGGCGGGATTGGCCTTATTGCGTGGCCGGTGGTGATGGGGATTAACGCCATTATCGCCGCCGCAGGTCTGCTGGGAACGGTCTTTACCGTTGCCGGTGGCGCAATAGTGACTGCTGTCGGTGCAATCAGTCTGCCGGTGGTCGCGGTCGCCGGTGCGGTGGTGGCCGGGGCGCTCCTGATTCGTAAATACTGGGAGCCCATCAGCGCATTCTTTTCGGGCGTGGTGGAGGGGCTTAAAGCGGCATTTGCTCCGGTGGCGGAAATCTTCTCGCCGCTGACGCCGGTGTTTTATTCCATCATCGAGAAATTGCGCGGGGTCTGGCAGTGGTTCACTGACCTGATAGCACCGGTCAAGGCAACGCAGGAAACGCTGGACCGCTGCAAAAATGTCGGCGTGGCGTTTGGCAAGGCGCTGGCCGATGCGTTAACGGCTCCCCTGAACGTCTTTAACAGCCTGAGCGGCAAAGTCGGCTGGCTACTGGAAAAGCTCGGGGTTATCAAAAAGGAGTCGGACGGCCTCGACCAGACTGCCGCTAAAGCCAGTGCCGCAGCCGGTGCGCAAAGCGGGTCTTATATTCCGCAGACGTCCGTTTATGGCGGTTATCAGATGTACCAGCCAGTGACGGCGCCTGCTGGCCGGTCCTATGTCGACCAGAGCAAGCGTGAATACAACATTAATCTGTCGGGTGGCGTTGCGCCGGGAACTGACCTCGACCGGCAGCTCCGGGAAGCAGTCGAAAAACTCGACCGGGAAGAAAGAGCACGCCAGCGCTCAAGTATGCGCCATGACGGATGAGGGCTAAAACATGTTAATGGTACTGGGTTTATTTGTGTTTGAACGCCGCACGCTGCCGCATCAGTCCATGCAATATTCGAAGGATTACCGATGGGTGTCAAATGACCGCATCGGTAAACCCCCGGCTTATCAGTATCTCGGCGAGGGGGAAACCTCGCGCACGCTTTCGGGCGTGCTGTACCCCGAAATCACCGGTGGACGCCTGTCGCTGACGGCCATCGAACTGATGGCCGACGAGGGCAGAGCGTGGCCGCTGATTGACGGGACGGGCATGATCCACGGTATGTATGTCATCGAAAAAGTGACCCACACGCACACCGAATTATTCAGCGACGGCGCGGCCAGAAAAATTGAGTTTAGCCTCTCGCTGAAACGGGTCGATGACTCGCTCGCGGCCATTTATGGCGACCTGAAAACGCAGGCCGACAATCTGGTGGCATCTGCCGGTAACTGGATCGGAGGGCTGGCGGGATGATTACGGGTCTGAATGTTCAGGCCGGGGCGCAGATTGCTCCGGCGTTTATGCTCACGCTCGATGGCGATGATATCACGCAGAATTTCAGCGACCGGCTAATCAGCCTCACCATGACTGACAATCGCGGATTCGAGGCTGACCAGCTCGACATCGAGCTCGACGACACCGACGGGCTTGTCGAACTGCCGCCGCGCGGTGCAAAACTGACGCTGTGGCTGGGCTGGCAGGGCTCAGCCTTGCTGAATAAGGGCAGTTTCACGGTCGACGAAATCGAGCACCGTGGCGCGCCTGATACGCTGACCATACGGGGGCGCAGCGCTGATTTTCGCGGCACGCTGAACTCCCGCCGGGAACAGTCATGGCATGACACCACGCTCGGTGTCATTGTTGAGACCATCGCAGCGCGCAACAAACTCACGGCCAGCGTGGCTGACACGCTGAAAGCGATCCCCGTGCCTCATATTGACCAGGCGCAGGAATCCGACGCGGTGTTTCTGTCCCGCCTGGCTGACCGTAACGGTGCATCAGTGTCGGTGAAAGCGGGGAAACTGCTGTTCCTGAAAGCCGGTACCGGCAGGACGGCCAGCGGCAAGCCCATCCCGCAGATGACCATCGAACGCGGCGACGGCGACCGTCATCAGTTTGCGATTGCTGACCGTGAAGCCTACACCGGCGTAACGGCTAAATGGCTGCACACAAAAGACCCGAAGCCGCAAAAGCAAAAGGTGAAGCTCAAGCGCAAGCCGAAGGCGCAGCACCTGCGCGCGCTGCAACATCCAAAAGCGGCAAAAACCACGTCAAAGGCCAGAGCCAAAAAAGAGCAGGAGGCGCGCGAGGGCGAGTATATGGTCGGTGAGTCTGAGAACGTGCTGGAGCTGACGACCATCTACGCGACAAAGGCGCAGGCCATGCGTGCAGCTCAGGCGAAGTGGGACAAAATTCAGCGCGGAGTCGCGGAGTTTTCAATCTCGCTGGCTATTGGTCGGGCAGACTTATTTCCTGAAACGCCGATAGCGGTCAAAGGCTTTAAGCGTGTTATAGACGAGCAGGCTTGGATAATCAGCCGGGTGGTACATAACCTTAACGGGAACGGCTACACGACGGGCTTAGAGCTTGAGGTTAAAGTGTCGGATGTGGAGTATGTTACAGAAGAGATGAACAAATAA